AAATACCAAGTAAATGTTGCCATAATTTTATTTTAATTATTTTAAACGACCTTTATCTATAATAAATATAACTTACCCCATCTCCATCAATTGTTTCATCTTATTTATCGTTCACTCCCTGACGCTGTGGGGTATTTTTCGTCAGGATAATACCCCACGAACGAACGAACAAGGAATCGTTATTAATTGCTTTGACTTATCCAATTACTTTTTGCGTTTTCTTCCTCTCTTTTTAGGCTTTTCTATCTCTACTGAAGCTTTCGTTGCTGAAACTTTTGGAACAATCTTCTCCAATACTCCATCAGCTACTAACGAGGCGCTTTCATCTTCGGTTAAAACTACTTCCTGTCCGGGAGTATATACCACTCCATTATGCTTTAGGTTTTTAAGAACTTTGAAATTCATACCTATGCTTTACGGTAGTAGATATAAACACTTCCGGCTATTCCGGTAGGCTTGTCTGCACTATTAAACATAGCAGTCCCGGTAGGAGTTCCAATAGTAACCTCATTCATTAAGGTATCTGAACTAGTAGTAGCATCAGCAGCATCGCATCCAGCATCAAAAGTCACCGGACTCGCACTACAAGCAGAAGTAATATCAATAATAGCTTTGGTCACGATTACATCAGCACCTAAAGGATTAGCGACAGCATATATGCCACCACCTCCCTCATCTGCTGATAAAGTTCCCTTTAAGCAATTAATGGTATCTCTCCAAGCAGCACTTGGTCCAGAAACTTTCCTATAAAATCTATCTACACCCATAATAGTTTAACCTTGATTAAGCAACAGCGTCCTTGATGAAATATACGCAATCAACAGAAACAATTTCTCTGGTATAGCGATCTGTGACACGAACAAAAGTTCCCTTTCTATCGTTGTCAAACCACTTATCAGTTGTTCTGTTTTTGTCTTTGAAGTGATACCCAAAGCTAATCTTTTTAATTCCCGGTCTTGGCGTAATATAGGCAACCCAAGCATGTTTACCCCAAATGTAGGATAACGAACTTGATTGTCCTTCAGTTGCGCTCTCATAACCAGCAGCACCAACAATAACCCTATCAACATCAAAGAGTCTTGCTAATAAATCAGTTGTAGCAACCCCAAGAGCAGAATATTTAATCCTGTCTATAATATCGGGGTGATCAATCAATTTATTATAAGTCTCTTTTCCAAGAATAAGGGTATTTGGCTCTTTAAAGATTTTAGCGTGGACTTCAGCTTTTGCGTCTCTGACATCATCTATTGGATCTGAGCTTTCGTAGTCTGACCATTGAGAAGTTCCAGAAAGAGTTGTGTGATTCGTAAGATTAGACTCGCTTGCCATATAATCGGCAAGAGCTTTTTCTTTCTGAACTAACAACTTCTCAGTCACATTCTCGGTGGCGTCCATCTCTGGTGATAAAGCATTGTCAGATTGTTCTACCAATTCAACAGGCACTAATTCCTTTAAGGCATACTCCTTAACGACAAAGGCTGTTGATTGACTTAAACCATAATCAACCTCTTTAGCAGAAGAACCCATTCCTCTTAAGGATTCGGCAATTCTAAACTTAGAAGTGTCATAGGTAAAGTATTTTCCGGTAGGTCTGCTTACTTTAACAACAGGTAAAACTTGCTCAGCAATATAGTCATCGTTTGTGTAGGATACGGATACATTTGAAAGTATCGGATCGTATCTAACATCTTGCAGTGTAGGTCTCATTATTTATGATGAAACCTTGAAATCAAGATTTCTACAACATCATCAACCGCAGTAGAAGCATCACCAAGAGCAATACCGATAACACTATGATCGGTAGTTGTCGTAGTAATCGCCTGTCCATTAGAATCAGAAGTAACACATTCTCCATGAGACAAACCAACTGGTGTGCCTGTGGAAACTTTACTTGTTCCTGAAACTCTAACAACAGCAGCCTCTCCTGACTCTGGTTCGTTTTGTAGAACACCTATAATCACATCTGTCTCAGCAGAACAAAGTTCAACCTCATAAGAATCGCTTAGCTTTACCAGATGATACTGTTTATCACTCAAATCAGCACCAGCTTCAAAAGTAATATCTAAATCTCCAACTTGTTGACTCATTTTTTCAAGGTATTTTTATTACAAAGCCGACTTACTCTGTCCTTCCTATTTTTTTACTCCTCTGAATATTCTTTTTGAAGTTCAGGATTCTCAGAAAAGACCTGCTCTAACGCTTGCCTATATCCAAGATCTTTGTTCTCGGACATTTTGTTTTTAACAAGATCGTTAATCCTTTCACTTGTCTTTACCGGAATACCAGAACCTTCTCCAACCTCAGAGAAAAGGTTGGCTTTGGGCATTTCGCCCATAATCTCTTTGAAAGCCTTTTGCTGTTTGTCTGACAAGGAAAGTAAAAAGTTTACTACCTTATCCTGACTTTTTGGCAAGATCTTTCCTTTTGGATTTGTTTCACTAAAGGTTAAGCCCTGAACATATCCCTTTGCTTCTGATGTTCTCCATTTTTCCATTGCCTTTACTCCTTCTTGTGCTTGTGTTTCAAGAAACTTTAATGCTTTCTTAGAAACTATCATCTTTTCAGAAGCATCTTTTTCTTCTTCAGTTTCCTCCTCTTCTTCTTCGGCTTCCTCATCTTTATCTTCTTCTTTCTTTAACTCTTCGTCAGGCTTTTCCTCGTCTTCTTTCAGGACATCTTTTAAGGTTTCCTTTTGTTCGTCTGTTAATTTATCTTTATTCTCTTTAATAAAAGCAACCTCCTCATCTTCTAATTCAGAGACATCCTTTTTTAAAATATCTTCTAAAGTCATTTCTCTTAATAGTATTAGTTCAGATAACACAACTGCTTTTAATCCCTTAAAATAGGGTCTGTTAGTTAATGCCCCTCCGACTAATACATTCTTATGTTTTTCTCTTGTCTCGGGGTCTTCATAGTTAGTGTAAAACTCAGGACTAAAATACTTATAAGACTTATCCTTAATAAGCTTCATCCCTTCCTTTGTCCACTCAACTACTGCCCAAAGACCGTCACGACCTTTGTTGATTACCTTTTTAAACCAACCGATGGCGGGTTTCTCTTCCTCTCCAACGGAATGGCCTTCTGTTATGGGTAATTCCTTGCGAATATTTCCCTCAAAGTTTTCTTTGAAATCATTTAAATCCTTCTCGTCTATTGAAATCATTCCATAAACAGGATGACTCCATTTCCCCTTTGGCAAGACTTGTATCTCTGTCGTATTCCCATTTTCAGCAAACTTTAATTCACTCACACTAATAGGATAAGACATTTCAGCTGTCTTTTTCATTTCTTGAATGATTTCGTCTAAGCTTTTCTCTGTTGCTGTTTTCTTTTCTACCCATCTATCATTTTCCTTTTTATATTTATTTTTAACAGCAGCCCAAGCAACAGCATTAGCCATTGCTTCGTCTTTATTATACTGCTCATAAGCAGCATTAAAAGCACTAACCCAAATATTCTGTGCCTCTTTAGGTAATGCTTTAATTTTCTCTGGTGGTTTTGTGTATGGCATTATTTTTGGTTCTTTTGCCTAAGATATTCTGCGGCTAAAGAATCTTTCTTAATTATTGGATGTTTAGGAGGATTAAACTTATTGACCGACTTAAACCTTTCTCTTAATGTTTTTGGCATTCCGGAAATAGCCGGTTTTTCTTTTTCCTCCTTCATTATCTCTACCCATATTCCCCGACAAAAACTATGAATAGAATCTGTTTTTGTAAAAGCATCGTTCTTCCTAAATGTTCTTCCATCAATTGACATACAATACTCGCAAGTCACGGAATCAAGGATCTCACTTCTCTGCAAAGCATAAATGTCATCCTTATAAGCTGTAAGGCTTGCTCTTCTACCCTGATTGATAGCACCGCCTATATTGATAGCTGCAGCGTTCATTACAATTGACTTACCACTTGCTCTTATATTACTTATAACATTATTTAATGCTTCTGAAAAGTTAAACTGCTTTTTCTGAAGTTCGTTTAATAATGTAAGCTTTCCTTCTTTCATTAAATCATCTGCCATTATTTCCGTCAAGCTATCTGCTAACCCGGATATAATTGATAGCGACTTACTCGGCGTTGGAGGAACTTCTTTCTTCATCTCATGGGCTGCCATCATTTTACCATACTGAAACATATTAAGGACAGAATTATATAAAGCCTTTCGGTATTCACTCTTATATTTTACATTTATCTTTTTAAGGCGTTCTCTCTTTTCCTTGTTTGAAGGAGATTCTAAAACCATTTCAAACTGCCTTATTAAATCATCAGCACTCTTTTTAACAATCTTACCAAGCTCTATCCTTAACTTATTCGTAGCCTCTTCCATCTTTCTATGAATATCAGAAAAATTAACTTTCTTTTCTGCGAATGTCAGCTTTCTAAAAGGGGTGAACTCGCTAAATGTTTTTTTTTCCGACATTTCTTCCTGCTCTTCTCCCGGCTCTTCTTTTGGCTCTTCCTTCGGCTCTTCCCCTTCAGATTCTTCGTCTTTTTCAGGTAAATCCATAATCTGTCTTAGGTGAGATTCTAATCCTTTATCAGAATTGATAGCTCCTGTCTGAATTAACTTTGATAATGCTTCTGATATATCTTTATATCTCGGTATTCCAACATAAGAATACTCAAGCGAAGGATATTCTGAAACTGTATAATTCAAATCTACTAATTGCTTAATAGCATATTTATTTATTACATCCTGAATCATCTTTGCCACGGCTGCTAAACTGTTATGAAAAACTGAAGAATGGTCTGTGCTTAAAGCCCTTGATCCTGTAGATCCCGATCCTAAATCAAGGAATTGAGCTAATACGCTAATAAGGATCTCCCTATTGTATCTCCTTATCGTTTCATCGGGGTCTTTTAGTGTTCCTGCCTTCATATCCTTAAACTCTATTTCCCAATTCTCCGGCTGGATCAAATAGGATTGCTCATTAGCCCGGATATTCTTTAATAATTCTTCCATCTTATCCCTATCTTCTGAAGTAGCATTTCTAGGGAGTATCCCATAAGGTATCCCAAGCCCTTGTCTTTCAAAAGCCATAGCATTTATTTTTTCAATATGGCTCTTAAAGAACCACGATCTATAAGCACTCCTCAAGATAGAAGTCCCTAACCAATTGTCTCCCTCTTTTTGATATGTAAAAATCAATAACTTTTCAATAGGGATTGACACCCTTCTCCCCGTGACAAGCTGTTGAGTTATACCATCTTCACCTGATTCTGTTTCCCATTGAAAAATCGTCGTCTGTAAACGGGGAGAAAACTTCTTCCAACCAATCATTTGCTGTCCATTAAAATCCACTGGCTTAAATACTTTTTCAAAAACTGAAAAACCAAAAGGCAGACACAAAAGTGCCTGTCTTAAAAAATCGTCCCAAGTTATACTCATTGCTTCAAATAGATTATGTGAAACAAAGTCAGCAACCTCTATATCTTTCTCATCTTCTGAGGCTGGCGTAACATACCAATTCGCAGCACGGATAGGCAACTCACAAGCTAACAAAGCCGCCTTCACTACACCGTCTGACCTTCTCATTTTGTTGTAAGTTTCTAAAGCACTTGAACCCGTAAGTTCTGAAACATAATCTTCATCAGATACTTGTCCATTAAAAATGCTAGTCCCGGGATGACCAAGCTCTTTAGTCATCTCGCTTTTTTTTATACTGAATTGAAATGGTCCTATTTTCATATTTTTATTTTATTGTAAGTTTTTTAAAAGACCTTGTCAACTAAAAATCTTTTCCAAGAAACCCAGCGGAAAAGGGTTTTCCTTTTTCTCCCGGAAGCAAGTCTTGATCAGGAAACGGAGACACCCTACCACTTACTAATCGCCAAGCCATTTCCAATGCATCAAGGCAATCTAAGTTTTCTATATCTGGATAATTTTGCATTTCATCCCATAACTCATTTTCTCCTTTAAATAATATTTGTTCCGTATTTATTACAGGCTCTAACGACTCTATCCTTTCTTCTTTTTTTCTACTTTGTTTTATACCTATAAAGGGGATATACTTCTTTTGCTCTATACTCTTACGATCCATCTCTTGTAAAAAATACTTTTGAAATTGTATCTCCTCAATACCGAATCGTTGAAACTCATAAGGAAAATTAAAAACCTCCCTTATCGCCTCTTCTGGTTTGATTTGTTTTCCTATACTTTCCACCTCATACACCTTACCATCTTTTGTCCTTCCTAAAATAACTATCCCTACTAAACTTCCCTTCTTTGCCTCGCCTAATGCTGGGTCTAATGATCCATAATACTCAAGTTCATTTGGTAAGTATTCATATTTTCTGGGTTTAAAATAAGCGAACTCATTTGCCTTTGGAAATTCTACTAAATAAAACCTTTTCCAATCTTTTGTCGTTACCTGTGTTTTTTTTGCTTCCAATTCCCTCTGTGTTATTCTGCCCTCTTTAATTGCCTGATCTAATGTTATTCTAACTTTATAATACAAATCATCTTTATAAGCTGTTTCAAAAACTGACCTTTCCATACAATTTCCTGCCATTATTAGCTTTCCCCATTCTCCCTCTGTCATTCTTACTATTTTAGAAAACTGCTCTTTTCTCTTAATAAGCCCTGCTTCTTCTAATACTACGGATACACTCCTTGAATCAACTGAAGTAATATAAATCCAACCGCCACTTGCCCATCTTAAAGTATCTTTTGACACTGATATTTTTAATTTTTCAATGTCCCTTATTCCTTTAAGATTTATAAGCCCCCTGTAAAGCTCCGGGTGATTTGCTATATGGTCTAAAATATAATCCATTATCTTTCTTGCCTTTTCCTCACTCCCAGCTATAACAGGTATTTTAAGTTTATAAAAAACAGCAAGAATAATCAACCCCAAAGCGATGGTATTTGTTTTTCCATACCTTGTAGGGGCTGAAACCCAAACATATTTTAAGGATTTTTGAAGAACTGCTTTTAATATCTCACACTCACCGTTTGTCAATTCAAATGGCTTTCCATATCGGTC